CCCTTGCATTGCCGGAGACCCTTGCATTGCCGGAGACCCTTGCATTGCCATAGACATCTGCATTGCCGGAGACCCTTGCATTGCCGGAGACCCTTGCATTGCCATAGACCCTTGCATCGCCGGAGACCCATGCATCGCCATAGACCTCTGCATTGCCGGAGACCCTTACATTGCCGGAGACCCTTGCATTGCCGGAGACCCTTGCATTGCCATAGACCTCTGCATCGCCGGAGACCCATGCATCGCCGGAGGACTGTTCAAGGTTTTCCTCTTTCTCAATCCACCCACCAGTTTCTCCCTCTTCTACATCTCCAAATGATATAAGCGCCTTGATACGGAAAAGCTTCTTTCCAAAGATGTTGATTTTTGACTCTGCTGTCAGTTCGAATTTTTTCATTGATTGGTTTTCCTCCTTGTATTTTCCTTGATGTAAGCATCAACTTCGCTCATATATTTACTCCTTTCATTATTGCTTCAATTCTTACCACCCTAGCACTAAACGGATTAAAACTGTTGCCACACTTGCTACAATTGCTGGAATCACATATTCCATAATCGGATGGCGTTTCATATTTTTTACCTCCTTACTTTGCTTTTATCTCTTAATACGATTTTTATTCAACCTATTGTATTTCCTTTCCCCTCTACCTATAATGCATTTACAGGCACCGACATGCCGAGTATAACGAAAGGGGAATTATATGGTTGAAACAATTACACGACTGTATCATTGCCACAAGATTCACAAACACGTGACTGTTTATGAAGAGTATGAGGTTTCTGATAGCGGTCGCCACCTACTGCGGTGCTCATGTCCATATCATCAATACACGGAAATGAAGCCGCGCTGTGATGGGTATAATGACCATGGTTTTCAATGTGGTTATGCAAAAAATCAATAACCAGGCTCACTAACTCATCTGGTCGCTCACTTGGCGATAGGTAACAGTAAAGCCGAAGGTCACATTTGCAACAGTCTCCACCAGATTCTTTGCAGTGTTGACTGACGGCTTTATTAAATTGTAATGCGTCCATTTATTCTCCTTTCTGCTCTGGAATTTTTGGTTCAAGAAACTTGTCAGTCCCAACAGATAACGCCCCGCAAATTAATTCGTATTCATCGAAATCTAATCTGCGATTTCCATTGAGAGAAAGATTGAGTTTCTGAACAGGAATGCCAGTTTTATTGGCGACAAATGTCTGTGTTATGCCGTTGTTCTCAAGGTATGACTTAATTTTTTTACCAACGCACATTCTCATTTCTCCTTTCTGTTTGAATTTCGTTCTCATCGAACAATTACAGTATAACTTCGAACTATCCGAATGTCAAGAAGAAATTTCGAGAAAATCGAAATTATTTTATTGACAGTTCGAAATTTCTATATTCTAATTTTATTAATTGTGACAAACAAATAGAATTTAGAAAATTGCGCAAATGCCTGTAAATACAGTGTTTTTGCCACTATTATATTAGGAAACAATATTTTTATCTGTGACTAACGTGTGTCTAACGATAACAGTCTAAAACTTCCGAAATGATACAAAATATGTTTAAAGATAAAACTCCCGGGGTAATTCCCCGGGAAAATCATTTAGAAATTTCTGTGATTCTGGTGAATGTTCCTTTTGGAACAAATTCAAAAACAAACCCTTCTGTCGGATGCGGGATGCGGATGAAGTACCATTTGAGTCCCGAACTGTCGGTTTCTGTGTACTTCATCACCTCTACAACTGCACCTTTTTTCAGTTTTGGGAACAGCTTTGACGAGCTGTTTTTGTTTGATTTTGTATAACATTTTGTGTCCTTTTTTATCTGCGCAATGTAGGCTCTAGTGTTCTGCTTTTTGGCTGTATCTGAGCCTGAAACTGGTGTTACATTCTTCACTAAGTTGTAGTTTGGAGTGCAGAATTTTGTTCCGGGAAGGTTGCTGTTGTAGTAACTTTTCTGACATACGCCACCACCATTTGCGATAATTGTAGAGCTACCAGAAGTGTTTCCTTCGACTGTCCAGAATCGATCTCCTGATACCTTTGTTACGATTCCGGTATGTGTAAATGTGCCATTTCGATAAAAAATAACAATATCTCCAATCTTCGGATTGCTGTTCAGGGTAAACAAATCCGCCATTGTCGGACAGTAAACGTATGGCCAGTGCTTCAAAAGTTTCTTCGCTGTGTCTAAGCCGAATGCTTTCATCATGCACCACGAAACGAATGCAGCACACCATGGCTGTCCTTGATAATCTGGCTTAATATCTCGCCAGTATTTCGTATAATTATTTTCTCCGGCATTTGCTGTCTTGCTATCAAGCTGACTATTGCTTGCCTTTTCGAGATAGCCAACCTCGTTCTTTGCGATCTGGATTAATTTATCAATTGCTTTCATGTCTGTCTCCTCACTTTCTGGAAAATATGTTTTCAGCGCATTATAAACAAATCTCTGCCTGTCTTTATATGCTCCCACCTGATTCCCTATGTCCGTCTGGCAGGCTGCGTAGAGGTTGTCGAGCGTATATAGCTTCTGAGTCTTTGCCAGAATCCGTGTTACTGCCCCTTGTCCACCTTGGTGCCTAAAGTTTACGCACATGGCTTGCGCTCTAGTATCCGTAACGCCCTGTTTAAGGGCTTCGTCTGCGTAGGTGGCTAATTGTTCATCCATAAGGCTATCTTGGCATTTAATACCCAAATCGGACGAAATAAGGGTAACTATAGTATCAGCAAGCTGTGATACTCTGGAAATATTAAAGCATTCCCAGTTTGCGGTCTGGACTTGTTCCAGAAGTCTGACCTTGTCTATTTTCTCCCACTGTTCCGGGTTGGCATCGTAAATTCGTTCCAGAAGTGTCTTGGCTTCGGTTCCGTACCACTGCCCTGCCCCGATTGTAATTGCGTGTTCATCTGAATTATTCTCATAGGCTTCTGTGAAGTCCGAATAATCCTGTTGTCCGTAGACCTGTCCGCCGGTTTCGACTGCGTAAATAATCTTCCTGAGAACTGTTTTCTGTTCGTTTGTCATGCGTAAATCTCCTATATATTTTATACTGACACAATTAGACTATTTTTATTTGGATAGGTATTTGTAAATTTCATAAAAGGTTCTGGTTAACTAAAGCCCTCTTTAGTCAATTAGTAACTTGACAAACTGACCTACACATACACCTATAATTAGTTTTGATTCGTTTGTTGCATTTGCAATTTGCCCGTTTTCACCAACTGTGTATAAAATTCCGTTTTTTCCAGCAAGAGAAATATAGCCTTTTTTCATAACTCGAACATATCCATATTTATTCACTGTACCTACGGCAACACCACATATCAATTCTTTTTGTGTGTTTTCATTCGCAATAACTACTTGGTTATGCCTGTTTGTAATTGCAAGAACTTCCCCACCAACTAAAGGCGTGTCACCGACATAGTAGCAATCATCCATACATTCTGTATTCAAAGGGTACATATCAGTATTCATATTTGCCCTAATCGGAACTATTCCGCAACCACTCAATCGAACATCAATCGGTATTGTTCCATTTATTCGCATGCTATCGCTTATGAAACAGTTATTGAATAGTAAAATGTTCTTAGCTGTAATATCTCTTGTATTATCTATGGAAATGCTGTTATTCCATTTTTGATTTATATTAACAGTGTCAATCATTATAAATTCACAATTATTAAATATGCGCTTGTATGGTTCTGATTGGCTAATGCCCTCATGTACATAGTACCCATTTTCTACGGATTCAAAAATGCAATCATTAAATTCAATAAATGAACCATCAGAAGCACCTTCGCCCCAAGCATGACATGAAGTCCACAAGTTAGAAGTATCAAGACTATGTTCTTCTCTATAAGATTTTGCTCCATATGTTCCGTAGTGAATAAATTTACAATTATCGAATCTTTGATTCCAATTCTTCTGTTTGTTGTTAGATTCATCATGCACAGAATAACGTAAGTTTTTTGCTGACACAGTGATATTTTTAAATTTGTTATTCATGCTGATATTAATAGTTGAATTAGGCGCAATTTCTGTGTCTAAAGCATTATCTGGAAGTTCGCCTTTAACCCAAACAGATTCTTTCTCATTAGACAACCCAATGAGATTTACATAGTCTGGAAGAGTTATTGAACTTTCATTGTATGTCCCTTTTTCAATATAGATATTGTATTCTTTTTCTTTTGACGAATCAGAAATATAAGTGGTTGCTTCTTTAATAGTTGAAAAATCCATCTTATTACCGACATAAATTGGATTACAAATTGGAAATAACCCCTTGTCACTTACACTCAAAATATCAATAGACGCATCACAAATTACAGCATCTCTACCACGTGTAGACGTAGGGTATAACGTAACGTCTGTGTCAAATTCTACAATATTGAGTTTATTTTCTGTAAAATTAAGGTGTGAAATTTCATCATTTTTAACAATAATAGAAAACGTCGTAGAAACAGCAGAATTAAAACGGTATTTACCTGCTTTTAAGAAAATTGGGTAATAAGTAGCATACTGACTATCAGTTGTTTCTTGTTGAGAAAACCAGCCACTTTCAGAATTTATTAAGTAAAAATGTCCAGACGATTTTCCTTGTAAATCGACATAAGATTTGCCATATCCAGGCACACGCTTCCCTTCTACCAGACAACTCACAACGGGTGTATATATAGATATCATATTAAGGTATAACGTATCCGCATTGCTCGTATCAACCTTACCACTCCATGTATCATATTCAGCAGTAAAATGTGATATAAGAACATTTTTTTCCAACCAATAAACTGGCATAGACGCTGCGCCCCTATGAGATATATAAACAGAATTTATATTTGTAACATCATATTTATACAGTGTACAATTTTCATTAGTTCTAATTGTACCATTTGAGTCAATTATATAACCACTTTGAATATCAGATGGCTCTAGTACATAAATATCTTTGGGTAATTCTAACGTGTTTTCTAAGTTAGCTAAATCTTCCTTTAGCGAAGCAATGTCTGTCTTGTTCTGCTCAATCTGTGCGGCCTGTTCATCGCTCATATTGTCGCCTTTGGGTCCTTTATCGCCTTTATCACCTTTGGGTCCCTGTTCTCCATATACGCCTATTACACCTTTTTCTGTTGAATAAAAACTGCCATCAGTGTAATCAGTTCTCTGCCAATGCCAAAGATATTTCTTTTCCGCTGTCATAGTCGGCGGAGTTGTAAGCCACACCTGTCCAAAAGCCTTATCTGTATTAGATGATGACAAAGCATAATAATCTGTTATCTTTTTAATACCTACCCCTTTATCACCTTTTGAACCCGGAATTCCCTGCGGTCCCATAATATTACCAATGTCTTCACTGTCTCCATCTGAAAACGTTATTGTCAGATTTCCATCTGTGTCAACAGAAGCTGACTTAATAGATATTCCTCTTAGTGATTCTTTCTGCTCAGGTGTCAGCGATTCAAATGCTACGGTGCCGTCTGCACCCTTTTCTCCCGGATCGCCTTTATCTCCTTTTTCACCTCTTGGGCCTTGCGGACCAACAAATTCTCCGGCATTGACCATCTCTGAAATATCTTCGATGGAACACAACCGCCTTACATCATTAGCCGCAAATGCAATGTATAAGGCTTTACCAGATGGAACGGACGGGTCATTGCCAAGAATCGCAACGGGCTCTCCAGGACGAATTTTCGATGTATCAAAATCAGCGTACATACCGCGCCGGAATTGTATTGTATATGTATTGGCCATATTAGACTTACCTCCTTATGAAAGGAAATTATTTTTTATGTAATCCTTTACGGAATCAAGATTTTTTTGCACATTGTCATCCATTACAAGGAAATTGCCCTTATTGTTCTGGCTGATGATACTTCCTGTGTTTTCGTCTACTTCTGAATAGGTGTAAGCAATGCGGCTTCCCTCTCCAGTACTAAGATTCATAAAACTTGTTAAAATTTTTTTCATGATATTTTCCCCATTTCGTCAATAATTTTTTTCCTGTTATTAAGAAGTTCTTTTTCATAATCTGGTTCTGATACTTCAAGGCTTTCACTGTAGTCTGGTTCTGGCATGTCTGTGTCTATTGCCCTGTCGTAGGCTGTTTCGCTTGCGTCAGCAAAACGCATGTGTTCATAGTCAGCCTGCCGCGCTTTGATTTCAAATGCAAATTTAAGCCCCGGAGTACCTTTTACAGTGAAATATGTCTGCTCTTTTTTATCTACCCAACAATCTCCATCTCCTTCCTTTTGTAAAAACACATAATATTCAATCCTTGCATTGGTAGATTCTTGGAATATATCATCTATGTCTATCAGGCATGTGCCGTCTTCCGATACGGATGCTTCTCCGATGTCTCCGAACATGGGGGACGCCATTTCATAACAATAAAATGCCTGCGTACCATAGTTTTTTGTTGGAAGGATTCTTTTCTTTGTTCCTCGGACACTTAAATCTGCAAGGTTTGTTCCCGTTCCGATGCTATAGAAATGGCCACTGGCTTCTATATGTGTACCTGCTGTAACTTTTTTTGATGCCGAAACGCTGTTTGCCGAAACGCTTTTATTAAACGAGGCTGAGCTTGCATGTACAATTCCTGTATAAAGATTGATTCCTCTAATTCGCGTTCCATACAACGTCCCGTACCCCGGCACATATATTCCTGTATTCGTCTCTGAATAGATCTCTCCAGTTGAAGCATCTAGCGTTATTTCTCCATACGTGCCACTTGCTGAAAGCTTTTTAATTCCAACTTTCCATCCTGCTAATTCACCTGTGTTAATATAATCGGCATTCATGTACACATTGCCATTTGATAGATACAGACCTTTATTGCTGCTGTTATCGCTTAGCACATTAATAATCTCTTGTTTAGACATTTTTCCTATGTCGAGGTTGCTAAGTGCATTGTCTGTATAGCGATTCGCATTCGATAATGCTGTCGAAGCTTTATTTTCAGCAACACTATATATTGTGTCGCCGTTTGCTAACACGAATGTATTAGGTCTGAGCGTAACATTTCCGTAGTTATCAATCGCAAATGTTGATACTCCAGAACTGTTTGTAACGTTGATGTTCTTCAGATTAATCAAATCAGCTGAAATCTGACCTGATTTAATATAAGAAGCGTTTATATACAGATGTCCGTTCTGCATATAAATTCCCTCTTGTTTGCCATTGTCTGTCAGAGCATTAAAAACTCTTTCGAAATTGACAATTTTTTTAGCATCCAGTTCCTGCCAAGTACCATCAGTCCCAGAAAACATATATACCTGGCTTGTAGAGAAGTTCATGAATATCGAGCCGTCATGCTTTTTATATTCTTCGCTTTTCCACTCAGATGCTGGATAATTCTGCAATGTTGGCACATACGTGCCATAATAGTTCGGGATAGTCACATTGCTTTGAACTGTCCCATCCACAACATCCTTGGCAATTTGTTCAATAGTTCTGCTTTTCAGGGTAAAGTTTTCAGCTTCTAATGTGACAGCACCTGTGTCGGCATCTATTCTTAATGTCGTATTCCCGTTATTATCTTTCGCTGTGAAGCCTCTTGTATTAATCCATTCTGATTGAATACCGATGGCATAGAGAATATTCAGAACGGCATCTCCATTATTATCAAAGCCGGCTTTCCATGTCTGACCCCCATCTACTGACAAAAAGAATCCATCGACACCTGTCTTATAAATTACTTTAGAATCAGCAAGTGTAGGTTTATCATGCCGGTACGTAATTACGGAATCATCTTCTTGTATTTCCTCTGTATAGAAGAAACCTAGCGTGTTTGCTGCAAGCTCGTTCATTTGTTTGAGCTTTACGTCATAGGCAGATAGTTTCTTTTCTATATCTTTTTTTGACTGCTCTACCGCTGTTTGCTGATCACCAATAAACTCGCTTGCATCTTCTTCAGCACTCTTTGCGCTACAACTCCATGATGTTGAACCGCCGAACACGAACTCTATATCTGTCACAAACGATCTAAAGACACGATTCTTTGTATCAATAAATTCAACTGGATCGCCAAAAGTGGCGTATCCGTTGGCAATTCCGTCGCATGAGAAAGGACGCATTCGCAAACCGATTAATTGATTTCCAATAGCTTCGACTCCTGCCTGTGCATTGCCCGACAATAGCTGATTGTCAATAGTAATCACATAGCCGTCCTGACCTGACATATATTCGGTCTCATCTTCTACATATTTGACACCTGTTACAATAACATCGTCTACGTCATATTGTAGATTCTGAATTGAAAATAACGCGTGATAATCGTTATTGCTTAACGTACCACCATCAATCACAGTCCCCATTGTCCATGGATTAAGCGTGCCGCCATCCAGATCATCACCATTTGTCCAGTTCTTTACTGCTCCACCATCGTAAATAGTCGTATTGGTAAATGTCTTATCAAACGTAATAATCCTGAGTAAGTCATTTTCGTCGATTCTTGCATTTCCACCGGCTATCCCGGCACACATTCCGATTACTGTACGGTATGTCGCATTAGATGGCGCTTTCCGAATCTGAAAGTCCGCATTTGGAAACATTGCATCTCCAAGAGTGATTCCACATTGCTGGCAGCATTCTGAGAGCAGTTCCTTGACTGTACAAGGAAAAGACAGGTTAGAATCATATGTCTTATCAGCATTGTGCATTTTATCTAAGAGAGAAAGACTTATTTCGCTCGCCGTTGCAGGCTTTTTCGACACAATGTAAGTACCTCTCTTTATAGCTTCTATCCTGTCGGATAACTGCACATTGAGAAAGATAACAAACCTTGCGGCGTTAAAATTATATCCGTCAAAGCGCCCGTCATCATTTACCAATGATAAACTTGCCGTTTTTTCTATTGCTACACCCACCGGGAAGTCCCCAGAGTCTGCTGAATCTACGAGACTATTTCCAGACAGATAAAAGTCTTTTTTGCCTAGCTTAAGAGTTGTACCATTTGACAATGTAACATTTGCTGTCACGTAATAATTTCTGTTTGTAAGAGATTCTTTCTTCAACTGAGTAGATACATTTATCAAATCGGCTCAACCCTCCTTACATTAATAGACAAATCTGTCCACTTTTCTTCCCCATCTTTCAGAGTTTGCGCAGCCATATTAAAATTTGATGCGTAGAATGTTCTGTCTATCCATCTTCCCGGAATAGTTGGGTCTTTATGGTGGAATGTGAATTGACTTTTGTTAAGTACAGTATTTAGTATGGTTGCTATTTCAGCCCATGTAAGCTCGCCCCATTGCATGTCATACCCACCAATTGTTCCCATTGGTGTATTGTGCATAATCAAATCCTGACTTCTTTTAGAGTCTTCCGTAGAAGTGGTTGCGAACACCGGTTTGTAACTATCCGGTGCTCTTATAACAACGTTGTCTATTTTAAATTGTTCCTGCGGCATATTCTTCTCCTTACGCTAACTCAAATGGGTTCTTCCCATTCCGGTTTCTTCTCATTTCAGCTTCACTGATAATAATATCTAACAGTTTTCTGCCAGATGCATTAACTGTAACATTGTAGGTATTTCCATCTCCCTGCCCTTTTCCTGACTCTTCCCGGACGATCTGCCGTAATAGGCTTTCCGGTGCTTCCAGGTTATTTCCTTTCTTCTGGTCACCTAATACCGCAAGGAATTCTGACCTTGGCGGAATAACTGCGCCACTGGCCAGATATGGGATAGTTCCGATACGTGGAAATGTCGCATGAAATCCAATAGTCTTTGAACCAAACGGTGTTGGAACAGTCCAGGGTCCAAAGGAAAATGCAGATTCAATTCCACCAATTGCATTATTAATCATCCCAACTGCATTATTAACAATGCTGATTGCCTGATTAATCGGAGCTTTAATAAAATCCACAATGCCTTCAAATGCAGATCTGACTGCATCTCTGGCGGCATTAAACTTATTGATGATAGCATTTTTTATCGCTTCTACTTTATTAGAAACAAATGTAGTTACATTTTCCCATACTTGGGATGTTTTATTCTTTACGCTATCCCATACGCTCGCAACTTTTGTTTTAATTGCATTAAATACTGTGCTGGCTGTGGATTTAAGAGAGCTCCAAAGGCCAGAAAGTGTCTTTTTGATTGCGTTCCAGATTGTTGAAGTCAATGCTTTAATCGCATTCCAAGCAGTACTGATGATGCTCTTTATTATACTCAACGCGCCTTTTGTTACGGTTTTAATTATCTCCCACGCACCTGACACAACATCTTTGATAAAACTCCATGCTCCATCCGCAATCTCTTTTATTCCCTGCCAAGCCAGTTCCCAGTCTCCTGTGAAAACGCCGACAAGAAAATCAATGATTCCGCTCAGTGTATCTGCTACATCACCAATTATTTTAATTAATGATTTCATAACTTTTATTGCTACGGTGCCTACAACGTTAATTATTTCTGCCACGACCGGAAGCAAATTCGCGATTATCCAGTTAATCAAAGGCACTAATACCGACTCCCACAGAAGTTTCAGAGAATCAATGAGTTTTCCGAGGAATGTTTCTATCTTTAAAATCGCATCCCCTAATGGTCCCTCTAATAGCCCTTTGAACTGTTCTGCCAGTCCTTGCAAAACTGGAAGAACATAGGTGTTGTATCCAGTTATCAGAGTCTCAAATATGCTTGATAATCCATTCGCTATAGAATCAAAGAACGGCTTTACGTGTTCATCGTATAACCTCGATATTGCGTCACTAAGGTTTTGAACAACTGTTAAGACCCCACTTGTTACAGTTTCTATTACTCCGAGGCTACCCTCGATTGCGGACTTTAAAATGTCCTTGTTGTCGATAAAAGGCTGCGCAATCATGTTAAGGATATCTCTGCCAAGTTTTGCAGCCGTTTCTGTAAGAACCATTCCGATTTCAGCAAAGATTCCGATTAAATCCGCAGTAATCTGCTGTGCGGTTTCTCCACCAAAAACTGAGAAAACATCCGCGAAGGCGACTGCAAGATTCCCTGCGATTTGCGAAATTTCAGAGCCGATATTGAACATATCTATCAGATAGTTCTTTATTCTTTGCGTGTTCTGCTTTAAAAACTTTTCAATTCCGCCTATAATGTTTTGCGCAATTGTCAATCCAATTCTGGCAAATGAACCGGCAACTTGTCCAATTGCATATGCAAATGAATCAAGAAAATTATTTGCTGCTTTAGTAACTTCTGAATCAGTAAAGATATCCTTTAAAGATTTCCATATGGAATCGAGATCCTTTTTTATTCCGTCAAAAATTGGCTCGTAATCTCCTAATCCATCCCAGAATCCTTTTGCAATTAACTTAGCCAGCTGCTTAAATCTGTCGATTATCTTTTTTAGCGGTTTTGACATCTTATCAAGAACCGTCTCGCCTTCTGCAACCTTTCCGTAATCAACATTTTGTACAGCATCTTTCATCTGATCTGCAAGTCCGCCGGTTGTGCCCGGTACTTTTGGCGATGAATCTGCACTTTTATCCGTTGAGTAATTATTTATTTCGTCGAGAGGACTAAGATATCCTTTTGCCGCCTTAGTAGCTTTCTTAGTTGCGTCCGCTGTATCATTTGTCGCATCTGCCAGCTTTTCGGCATTGTCGGCAGCGTCTCCGTATTGATCTGCTGTATCAGCCATCGGGTCCGCTCCAACAAGGCCTGCACCACTTGCGCCTGTCTGGCCAGATGATTTTTTGCCAGTGATAAGTTCTGTAAAGCTTTTAAATGCATTTGCCAGTGTTGCTAACTTACCGAGCAAGATATTGATAACTTTCAGGACAGGAGTGAAGAGATTGATTAATCCCTGTCCAACTGTTGCCTTGAGAGATTGCAGCTGTAACTGCATCACTCGAACCTGATTCGCCCATGAATCAGATGTACGAATGAAGTCACCAGATGCGGCAGATAACTGTTTCTGCACAAAAGCCAGACGAAGAGCCACTTTCTCCTGCTCGGTCATGGCGGATGTGGTTTTCCCGTATCCATTAGCCAGTGCATACTGGTCAAGTGCCGACTGGGTCATTACCACGCCGAGGTCCTTGAGTGTTTCCGTTTCGCCCGTAAAAACGCTCTTCAACTTTATGAATGCTTCTTCCTGATCGAGATTATAGAAAGATGCAACATCGCCTGTAAGCTGAGTCAGCTGAGTAGACATATTATACGCCTGCTCCTCTGAGAATCCGAAGGCTTTTGCCATAGCTCCAAAAGTACCAGTGTATTGTTTTGCCATTGTTTCGGAGAGCCCGGCAGATGTTATAGCGTTTTTTGCAAATTCGTTTACCTTTTCTGACATGGTTGTAAATGTAACATCAACCACATTCTGCACTTCTGACAGATCAGATCCGAGTTCCAGACATTCTTTGCCAAACTGGGCCAGTTCCCCAATTGCGAATGCTCCGCCAATCAGTACGCCTATTTTTTTTACTACGCTGTCAAGTCCGTTAAAAGACCGTCTGATTGCTGATACGCCGTTTTGTACACCTGATGTGTCCATTCTGGTATCAATAATGACTGAGCCATCAGCAGCCATGTGTCCACCTCCTAACTATTTGAGGTTCAACATCTCATTCAGCTTATCTTTATAAGCTTGCTCCTCGTCGCTGAGACGTGTTTTTATGTCAATTGTGTTTTTATTCTCTTGATAGAATTTCTTTTCCCATTTATCGAGTTTTTCGCCCTTCGCCTTTTTAGAACGGATTCCAACAACCGTGTTGAACAGACACTCGCCAGATTCCATGAAATATCCAAAAAATGTCCACCAGTGCATATAAGGCACTGTTCTGATTTCTTTACCGGCAACCTTGTTTACAGCCGGAACGATCATATCTCCATCCTGTTCCCAGTCCATCAAACGAGGTTTGGGCTTGTTCGGGCTATCATCGAATTGGCCACAATCAATAAACTCGCAAGCTTTCTGGCAAGCTTCTGTAAGATGTTCCAGGGGTATGCTTTGCCAATTCTCGAATAGAATCTGTAACATAACAACTGCTTTTGCCTGCTCATCCAGCTCTGGGTCATTCATGGCGACCAGAATATCAATAATTACTCGAAAATCCGTTCTGATAGAAAAATCCACCCCACTGATATTTAGTGAGGTGGGTAACTCATAGGCGGTCATTTTGTATACTTCTCCGTGTACTTATTGACCACTTCCTGCATTTTTTTCTTTCTCTTTTCAATTTCCGGAGTAAGTGCTTCATTGATTTTGTCCAGAACGATATAGGCGAACACCTGACCATTTCCGAAAACAGTTGTTGCGGTAATTGGTTCTTTAAATAAATCCTTAGATGCTTCGTATCCGAGCATATAATTGATTTTGTCCTCAATCTGCTTATTAATCTCCGCCATCTCTTTACTAGAAGAAACATTTTTAACAGATTCCTGAGCCTGCTCAAAGAAAGTTTCCAATTCTTCCGCTCTTGCTGCAACGTTAATGTCGGTAGGATTCAGTTTGAATGAAGAAAACACTTCGCCCTGTTTGTTTGTGAATGTGAAAAGAAGAAATCCATCATCAATGTTTGTGTTAATTGTTTTTGCCATTTTCTATACCCTCCTAAAAATTATTTGCTGTCAGCTGTAAATGTTCCGGAACTGATATCAAATTTCCCTTTGACGCGTTCACCGGTGTAATTGACGGTAAACGGAATCTGGTATCCAGACCGCCATAGGATGTCGGCACAACATAACAATCCTGCTGATATGCTTCATACTTGCCTGCTGTGGCTTCTGTCCAGAGATGAACCTCAACTGCTTTTGTCTTGAGGTTATCGTCTTTGAGACGTCCATCTACGATCTTCTGTAATGCTGTAAACAGATCAGAAGTAGTGTCTGCATAGAATGGATCCGCGTCAGAAGAAACTTCATAACCGTTATGCTTAAATGTGGATTCTCCGAGAATGTTTTTAGATGTTTCAGTATCTGGATTGAGTTCTACATTGTACTCTTCCAAATCCTTTCCAAGACGCTCATATTTCGATGTTAGTCCTCCACAGAGGGAACCTGCATCAATGTAATGAGCCATATATTTACGGTCAATTTTGCCTGTAACTGCCATAGAAATGTCCTTTCTGCCTATAACTTTTAAAAGGCTGTGTAGGTTAGCGACTATCTCATATTGATAGCCGGTTGTTACTTGTTATATTACCTCATAAGTGTTTTCGTAGCGTACTGACAATGGCAATAGCCAATCCTGTACGCCACTTTCCTGTGGCTCTAAACTATAGGAGTTATCACGGGTGATACGTTTTATCACTCGACCCTGTGAAAGTTCAGGAAACGCATTTAAACGCGTCTCAGAGCCATTTATAATAACTGGTTCCCAGCATATCCATTTACCAAGATTGTCAAGGAACTTCTGAACAGATAGTTTCTGCCTTTCTTTGTCAGATGCTGTACGATATACCACGTAAAATGGATACTGGCATACCTGGTGCATTGTTCCGCAAACATCTTCTTTTTCTGAATAGATCAACGCCCCGTTGTCTGCCGAGAACGCAATTCCAGATTCCTTGCCAAGTTCCTCAAATTTGATTGTTTCATTTTCGTATAGCCCCGGATACTGGTTTAGAAGTGCTTTCATGGCATCTGTCAGAATCTCATATCCAGTTGCATCTTTGCCGATAGGCTTATCTGCCATGTCTGCCACCTCCTGCCTGTGCTTTTACTTTACGAATCCATGTGCCGCCGTATTGTCGTTTAGCGGCATCGAACCACTTTGCTTGTGCCTGTGGGTGAGCTTGTTTGGTGTATTCAAGATTTTCCTCTGCGGCTGTCCGACCAGAAAACTGACTGACAAGGACTTTCTTTGCTCCACGCCTTGCGTATGAACTTCCGGTTACTTCGTCAACCATTACTTTTCCCTCATACAGAAAACGTCCATAAGGAGCCGCCGCCGCACAAACAAATCCTGTACCTTGCATAGAGGAACTTTTTGCCCTTGTCTCGTCAATGAAATCTCCTGAAACCATCGGCATAAACGGAACCATACTATCCATGACCATTCCATCAAGGAGGTACTGAGCTTCTTGATACTGTCTGGAGAACCTGTCCATATTCAACTTGATTTTCATATCTCCATCAACTATGGAGAATCCTTTAAAATGATGAATCTTACTCATATTACTTACCCAGAATCTCAAAATGTGGAATCAGCGTATACGGACCGCCTACACTGGTAATCTTAGACACGTTATCCTTGTTCTCATTCATGTACTGGTAGAATCCGCTCCGATAATCACTGTCAATTACCGTTCCGCCAGTCCACTCACCCTCCCAGAAGAACGACTCATCTGAGAATGTGATAGTGTCTTCCAGAGCGTTGTTAATCTGCTGTTTCCACTCTTTAGGTGGAATCCATGGAAGAATCTTGCCGTTTTTATCGGTAATGGTTATATTGCCGTTCTGGACAGTGTATCGAACGTGTAACTGTGCGTTGTCTGTTGCGTCTGGCCCGTACTTTTTAAGGATTGCTCCTTTGTCTGTAATGAGGTCAACGCCGGATAAAACATGAGGATACCAGTATGCATCTCCAGTTGTGGCACTTTCGTAATAGTTGAAAAGTGTAATTTTAGACGAATACATGATATCCTCTCCTTAATTATTCTTTCTGCACTGTCTGCTTAATAACCTGATTCACACCAGTGGCCGACAGTCCATTAAACATACCGACTGCAACTGCCGTAATATAATCCGATGCCGGGAAATCTGGGATAATTCCCATTCCGACAGCTCCGAGAATTCCACCAATAACCGCCATGATTACTGGAATCCATTCATCAGAGATTCTTTTCGATGCTTTACAGCCCATTCCTACGATGTAGCAGATCATAACGATTGCTATACATGAACCTAATGTTGAAATGTCCATAGCTTAGTCCTTTCTGTAGTCCTCAATAATGGTCTCAATGCCATATTCAATGGCACAGGTGTTCTCAATCTTGCATCCTCTGGCTTCGTCCCATCCTTTGGCGAAATATGCCACGTCAGCTTCTGCCAGAAGTTTAAGAGATTCGCCTAGATACCAGAGCGGCTTTGCATCTACTGGTGCCGACTGGAAGAATGAATCAATAACTTCTACCGGTTCACCAACCTGTCTTTCTGCACTTTTGATTGCCTTTTCTCTTACCGCGAGAATTTCCTCATCTGTCTTTCCTCTCATTGGCTGAGAGATAAATAACTTTTTCATATTAATCACACTCCTGCATACAATACTGGTATTCCATCATCCGTCCTTACTCCCATCAACAGCGGTAAAGCTGTTTTAAGGAGCAAATCGTTCGTTTTCTGTACATCTCCGGCGGCGGCATACACCGTACTCCATTCCTTTGCGCCTGATGCTTTCTGCTGTGGCGTTGCGTAAGAGATGGATTCACTGCCAGATGATACAGATGTTACAATGCCTGTCGTGCTACCACCGGACCCAGACATGGTAGAATTTCCATGTATAGCGGCATCAGTAGCATTCTTTTCAGCAAGCTCAATCTGATACATTAATTCAGTCAGCGAACATACAGCATTTCTAATACGTTTTCTAGCGCGTTCATTAGTCGGAAGTCCTCCTAAAAGCCTGTCGAATGTCAGTGTATCTACAAAATCGCTTGCCCTTCCAGCAAGTCTATCAAAGTCGTTTTCTGGCACGACCGAGCCGAAGTATGAAGTTGTATAAAAATCATAATCTGCATAAGCCATGCCAGTTACCTCCTAGTTAATCTGCAGGTTCCACAGGAAAAGCCATTTCTCCTGAAACCATTTCCACTCCATCACCCGAAATGATGATTTTCTGGTGCGGGTTACAGTTCTTCTGAAACCATTCAACCGCTGTTTTCATAGCTTCTTTAAAATCTTTTATATCACTTTCCATAGCTGCTCCTTATCATTTTGCTGTTACAGTCGCGTGTCCTGCGCTCAGTGCCTTATATGTGCTGTCGCACTCAACCACTGTGATTACCTGTCCTGTTGTTGCGGTAATGTCAGATTTTCCATCCCACGCGCTCCAGTTCTTCACATTCTGTCCGTACTCTACGGAAGTCTCAGATGATGCAACTTTGTATTTATATACATTTCCTGCGCTTACTTTTTCCGGAGTAACAGTCACTTTTGTATCTCCGCTCTTACTTCCTGCTGTGGAGTTTACAGTCAGAGTTCCAAGTGTCTGAGTTGCGTTGATAGTTCCGACAGCAACAGCGTCAATATATTCTGCAAAGAGGGTAAGTCCCATGATTGCGAATGATTCAGACACTGCTGTGTGGTAATTGCCCTGTGTATGGAATCCGATCAGATTTGTTTCACCGGATGCAGTATATACAAGACCCGCTCTTGCGAAATCAGATTCGTTCGGGTCAACATAGTACAGAACGATATTTTCAACAGGCGTAGCGATTACTGTTCCTCTCGGAATTTCACTGTCAGATAACAGGAAGATTGTTTTAAATCCCAGGAAGTCTTTCACATACTGGAAGCCGAACTGGTTCTGAATAGAAATCTCAGCTGCTCCGATATACTCGTACACGTCCAGAATATTTACAAACCCAGCAACGCCAGTTACATTTCTGTGCATTTGTTTGAATTTGTTTTCTACACGACCTTTAGCCATTGCCAGAGCCATCTGGAAAGTGGTTTCCGTGAATGAGAGAGTACCTGTTTTCAGATAGTTGTAAAATCTTTCAGTAACATTGGTCTGAAGCTGGAAGAGGAATTCATCATCGGTCATCTGAACAGCGTTCTCGTAACCGTGATCTTTGATTGTTTCGATAGATACAGCCTTTGCGTATTTCTCGATAGTCATTTCTGCATAGGGTTTTTCTTTTACAACGAATTTGCTGTAAGGGATTTCCTCACCTTCACCAACATTTCCGTTCTGTAATGTACCCTCTGCATATTTTGATTTAAGAACTGCTCCGGGCGTCTTTTTGATTGGACGCATGATACCAAGGATTTCACGTAAGTGTTCCCAGTTTCTTTCGAATCTGGTAACAAAGTCAATCTCACGTGCCTTTACCTGAATATCATTAGTCATAATAAGATTAGCTTTTGCTGCCATATAAAAAAATCCTTTCTACCCATAATTGTTAAGGTATTGGGTTAGCGGCTATACTCTGGTGTATAGTCGGTGTAAAAAAATCACTGGAATAACTGAATATTCTGAGCAATTGCAGCCTGTCTCTCGGACGGGTCTTTGATCGCTTCGATATCTTTTTTGGTCATACTTCCCGGTGTCTTCTGCTGTCCAACGTGAGTGGTAAATCTTGCCTGATTCTGCTGAGCCTGCTGCTGAGATTCATCCACAAAAGCGGATGCGTCAGACTGCTTCATCTGTTCGATCAGGTCGTTCAGTCCAAGGATTTTACCGTCTTTCAGTTTGAGGCCCGCTTCTTTAATGTCTGCCATAACAGACTTCTTTGCCGCTTCACTGGAAAACTTAACATCATCGAGTGCTGCTTTGAGTGCGTCTGAGAAATCACGGTCATAGATTTTTGCATTGAATTCCTTCTCTGCGTCTTCGACTTTCTTTTTCCATCCAGCAAGCTCTGTCTGGATATTTGCCGGGTCGATACCATCAAAACCTTTTAAGGTTTCCTCTGCTGTCTCAGCGCGTTCTTTCCAGTCATCGCGTTCACCCTCGACTTTTGACAGGGTTTTTGCTACTTCTTTCGCATTTTTGTAATGCTCAGAGAGTGCTTTCTTAACATCTGCCTGTTTATCCTCCGGGATTTCGATTCCAAATGATTTAAGTGTGTCAATAAGTTTCTGCATAACATCCTCCTGGTCGTGTTTATTGACCTGCCGCCGCAGGTAAATGGATTAAGCCAGTTAGACCACTGGCAAGGTAATCGGAAAGGCAGGAATCGAACCTGCGGCACATAGCTTGTAAGACCACTGCTCTACCACTGAGCTACATTCCATACCGCCTGTAACGGACAGCTAAAAAACTGAGTTGAGTTTCACCTTTTCGCTATAGCGTAAATCCACCTGAGGCATAGACCGCCTGTATACAAACAGCTTAACTCTAAGCGGATTAAAGCGGAACGCCCGGAATCGAACCGGAGATCAGAGCACGACTCTGTCAGTTTTCCACTAGCGTACATTCCACATAACCCGGATTCCCGGGTTAGCAAGGCGTTTAACGTGTCATGCCTGCCACGAGTTGTTTCGGATATTTATTTCTTTTTTTAAAAAGAAAAGTATGAATAACAAAAACCTTAATCAAGGAGGTGAACCATCTTGCGTGCCAGATGGCAAATACGCACGACAGGATTCGAACCTGTTTAACTTTCCATTAAAGCGTGCGCACCAGCTACAAAAAATTAAAGAAAGGAGGATTAAAACGAAAATGTCAAAACAACCGTTTTACTTGTGCTTCCTGCTGCACAATTACATTATAACAGATTTCTTTTAACTACCTCTCTACCACTTTTGCATTTTTAGAGCATATCACGGAGTTTTTCCACGTATCTCTTGACAAGATCACGTTCTTCCCGGCACTCTGCATCCTTAGACATATCGCTCATTTCTGTAGTAAGTTCGTCCAGATGTTCTTCCAGGGCGGCGAGCATCTTTCTTTTGCAGTCTTCAGACTTGCCGGAACGATAGCTCTGTTTCTGCGTCATATAGTCGTCATAAGCATCTCGTCCGTCAGAGCGGCTGTAATGTCCTCTAACATAATGCTCACCACGTCTGGCATAAGAACTGCCCCGGTCGTAATCTGGCATCATTCTGCCGTCATTTGAACTGTATCTCCCCATGCTGTCACGTTTTCTTCCACGTTCGCTGTAATCGTCATTGTATCCGCCACGCATCTCGTCAAGGACAGTGTTGTAATACTCTACTTTCTTATCCCAGTACTGCGTATTCTTGATATCTTTATACATATCAATCAGTTTGTATGTCATTTCCAGATTTCCAGTAGTCAGTCCATTATCAGCGATTTTGGACAGCTCGTCTTCGATTCTTGCACATAAATCCTTAATGTCTCTCATAATCACACCTCCTACGCTTCTCTGGTTACGACAATGTTTGCGTTCGCAACAGAAATTGCCTGATCGCTTGTGTTCTCTACCGCGATATTAACGCAACATCCGCGAGGTACATCAATATAGATACCAGAGGACACATTATTGTACTGGCCTACTGCTGCCGGTGTGGAGATCATCTGCGAAGATAATACCGGCTCACCAGAGATTGCAATAGCCAGAGAAATAGCTTCAACAGTACCGCCTGTTGGAATTGCGATATTGCCAGAAAAATCCACAAAGAATCTCGCTTTGCACTGGTTAGTAAGTCCTCTCAGCGTAATAATTCCACTTCCCTCTCTGTGCTGAATGCAGTTAGAACCTTTAACTGCTGTGTTTGAAAACACTACGTTTCCATTTGCTGCTACCGTCTGAGCAGCTACATTTGTAAATTCTGCCATAATTTTTACCCCTTTCACATCACAAAAGGACAGGTCTCAGCCTGCCCCTCTGTGTAATACGGCATAAGCCGACATCCGAATCAATCGAAAGATACTCTCGATATGAAGTTATCAGCAATTACATCCGGTGTTGCATCCGCATCCGTAATATGTGTTCGGATTAGGAACCTGATATGCCGGAATCGGTGCTGGATTAATCGCATTAATAAGCTGCTGTGTCTGAGAAGCCATCGCGGTTGTGAGCAGTGCGCTCTGGCGATCCTGAGAAGCGGCACGTCTGAGGTCATTGTTTTCAGCCTGCAAGTTAGAAATCTTTTCGTTGCAAAGATAATCAAGAATTGCTCTTGTTCCTGCATTCTGGCTGTCGATAATGTCTCTTGTGTTACTGTTCATTGTGTTCTGCAATGCGCAGGTATTCTGTGCCATGTTGTAATTTACGCCCTGGATAGCTTCCCTAGTTTCACAACAGCAGTTCGCAAGCTGTGCCTGTAAAGCATTGGTGCTCTGCATATTAGCTACAGTATCAGCATTGATTGCCTGCTGAATTCCAAAGCCAGTCTGCATGATGTTTGTGTTGATTCCATTGAATCCGGTAAGCATACCGTTGTTCATGGCATAAAATCCATCGCACAGGCCGCTATTGATTCCGTCAAGCTTGCTGATTACTGCGGAATTGTCAAATCCTCTCTGAATATCTGCCTGAGTAGCTGCTGTGGCTGCATATCCGCCGCCATTGCCATTATTGCCCCAGCCGTTGTTTCCCCATCCGAAGAAAGCAAAAATGAATAAAACAATAATCCACCAGCTACCATCTCCACCAAACATGCCGTCATTATTTCTGCCGTTTCCAGTAGCAGCGGCAATATCTGCTAAGCTATAATTTCCATCCATAGTTATAATCTCCTTTTTGTGTATTTACATCAATCTGGCCAGATTGTAATGTACTATTTCATATTCTTCAGCAGACTCTGAAATTGCCCTGCCATCTGTTGAACCTGATCAAGCTGTTGCTGAGAAATTTTCCCAGACTGTAACATTTTTTCAACTTCTGCTTTCGGGTCTCCCTTAAAATTCTGTTTAAACTGCATAAACTGCTGTATCATCTGCATTGGCCCGTTTCCCTGCGGCATTCCACCACCAAGCGCATTAAATAATGGATTACTCATCTGCGTTTCCTCCCTTGACCGCTGATTCCTGTGTGGCATTAGTTCTAACAGGTTCAGAAAAAGAATTTAATCGGTTTGCTATAGCGTCGCATTTAGCTTTTAAATCATCATATTCCTGTCTGGTGACATATTTGTCCATGTTCTGAACAGGCTGTTTAGGTGGCATCTGAGTGCCTACCTCGTGGTATTCAAACGTCCGCAATGGTTGTGGCATGCCGGAAACGTCCGTGGATTTTATAAAGAATTTTTCACTTTCACTGTCCATTAGTAAAACGCTTGTCCCGGGTGCTACCAGATAGGATTTCGCACCGACTTCACCAGATACCCACAGAATGCCATTATTGTTCTGCTGCTGTTGTACTGGTTGAGCCGGCATCTGGACAGGCTGCTGCTGAAACTGATTCATCTGTCCCGGAACACCAAAACTGTATTGATAAGGATTGTTATATAATGCCATCTTATGCACCGCCTTTCTGATTATATTTTTGCATAGATGTATCAATCTAAAAAGTTCAAAAAAGTATCGAAAAAGTATTGTGTAATAACGCACATAGATTTATAATTTAGAAAAAAGGAGGGATTAACATGACAACAGAAGCGCAGAAAAGAGCAGTAAGAAAGTATGAGAACAGTAACTATAGGCTGAATATTGTCTTTCCAAAAGGAACTAAAGAGAGGATTGAAAAGCTCGGTCTCGGCAAGAGCAACAGTGCCTTTATTCGAGACGCTGTTCTGTCAGAGCTCGACAGGCTAGAAAAAAAATAAAAATAACGCACATATACGCTTGACATATAACGCACATAGATGTATGATAAAGACAGTTAAAGAAAACCAATCACACAGCCCCGCGAGGGGCGGAACGGAGGACAAAATGAGAAAAGAGGATTTGCTTAACAAGAAAAATGAAACTGCCGAAAACTTGCAGTGGTACGTTAGAGACGTCATCACAGACGAGGACTTGAAATGTTTTTCAATTCCTCAGCTTGAAAGATTAATTAATCTTGTCGAGCGGGCTGAGGCATTTCGCGAAAAATGCGAAAGTTTTTGCACATTATCAGTAAATGAAGTGGTACAGAAGAGCACCGGACGAATTGCATATTTTGAAAACTCTGGAGAAATCCGGGAAGAAACTCCCGAAGAGTGTATGCAGGGAGCTGCTCGACAAGGGTATATCAATTACCTGAATGGCAACGAAAAGGCGTAACTAAAACAGTTACGCCCCGCTTGATAAGACCTTACAATCTTATTTTAACATATTTCAACTCAACGTCTCGCCGTTGATCGGGACGACTCCCAGTGAAATCATGGAACACCGGGAAACAACAATAAAAATTGCTGATATCGAAATTATATGTCAGCGCAGGGGAAAAGTCAAGGAGAAAATAAACATGAAATTAAACACATTGTCATATGTCCTCTGTTCCGAGGACACAATTGAAGCTGGTAAAGAATATTTCTTCGGTCAGCTCTGGGATGGAAACGGGGACGGCGAGGAACTTTTGGAGTCCGGAGCAATCGCCGTATACCAGAACGGTGAGGAGTACATTGTTGATTTCGAGATTCTGGAAGCTGCGGAAGATATTTTACAAACCCGTGTTAAAGTTACCGGGATTAACTAGGAGGAGAAAAATGAAAGAATTTGAATTAAAACAGGTGGCGCGGAACAATTCCGAAAACTTCGGATGTTCCAAAGTCACAGCAGCTTGGCTGTGCGGCACAGAAGCCTAGAAAGAGAATTTTATAAGTTCTCTGGGTGAGAACTGGGTGAGAATCCCGGCGGAACTCGTTGACGAAACCGCCGAGCAGAATTTTATTTCATATGCTCGGGCATAAGGAGGAGGAAAAAAGATGCTAGAAAGAAAAATTGATCGAGCAATTGAGAAAGAAGCAATGAAAACCGGGAAGATGGGAACCGAACCGGTGACCGTAGAAATGACACTGACAAGTGGAGAAATCGAGGAGTTTAGAAACCTCGAAAAATATGACAGTAAAAATTATTTCTGGGAAGTTGAGGACAATACTCTTAGAATTTCCTACACCGAAGAAATTTAAGAAAATGGAGGAAAAGAAGATGAAGAAAACAATTGATTTATTAAACAAAGCTGTAAAAATGGGATTTGACAGAGAACAGGCACTTGCAGACATAGACGCAAGTCTTGACGCCGAACTCGAGGAAAGGCATCCGTTGATGGATGAAGAAATATCAGAAAGTCTGTACAATAATATTCTTGAAGGATTCCGAGCAGACAAGGAAATGAACGCATGAAAGCAGTAATGATACAAGGGCATATGGATACCGCCCGGTTTTCAATACCGGGATGGAATGGCAAGCGGGGCGAAACATACCCGCTCCCGCCTTTTTCT